CATTACCATCAATAAGTCCATTCGTACCGGTATTAGTAACTACAGGAGGTGTTGCAGATCCTGAAATAGCTGTAATTGTTGCATTTAATAGGCCGTAGTTATTAATTGATGAATCAATATATGTAAAACCACCTGTTGTTAAATAATTTGATAAGTTAGCAGCATCAGCAGCATTACTTTTCAAATATTCCCAACCTTCACCTTGTCCAAAACCACGTTGCCAGTAGTATTCAACACCAACTGCAGTAGTTTGTGCAGCGGCAGCAACAGTTTTATTATAAACTTTCATCCAATCTACACCTGATCGCAACGGAATGGTTACCGGTACTTGTGCAGATATAAATCGACCTTGTTGAATAAGAGTATCAGTAGACATAATATTTCCTTTCTTAAGCTGCTAAAGCGGTACATCTGAGATTCAAGATCCAGAGGTCATTTGTGATTCTTGGGACTTCTGCAAATTTGTAACCTACAGAAGCATTAAGCGCCAAAGGCCCATCGTAGATTGGCGGACGATAAATGAAGCTTGCGCTATAGCCGTCTTGCTCTATACATGCATAAGCTTCCATACCAACACAGAAAATGTTGTACACACTTTGAGCGTTCTGTGATGCAAGTTTCGTTACAGAACCTATACTCGAAATAAGGAATCTGAGGTTGCGGCAAGCCCCCCATTCTGATTGCAATGCATTCATAGGTGCAGGATATTGGTTTGTATTTAAGAAACCATTAACGCCTTCAAGCGTTTTTGTTAAATCAGTACTACATAATGCAAAGTATGCATTACGAACCGGAGATGTCATTTCTGTTACTTATATGACCTATTTCTAGGCGGGTAAACCGCTTCGGATTCACCTCTCCAAGTTTCCTTTGGAGGTCGGACTATCGCATCACCTTTCGGCGTCTCTGGGTTTAGTCTCTCAGGCTGCACACTTTCGTTGCTTGCCCCCTGTTACCGGTTAGCTAAAAGCTACTACGGCTTCCAAGTCAATTACCAAAGATTTTAATTCGGCACAAAGTTTACCGAAACGGTCTTCACCTCTAATGTTATCCATAATTGTGTATGCATTATTTGATAACAAAGCTTGAATAACATCAGCAATATCTGATTCTGTTAATTCAGTTGGATTATCACCATTAACACCGCCTACGCAGTTAATAAATGATGCTGTTGATGCTAACATGTCTCTTGTTAGCTGATCCTCTGTTTGTCTTAGTGAAACTCCTAAACGAGCTGCGCATTCATTCAATACAGGATCTTGGTTCTGTAAAGTTACTTGTTCATTCAATGCGACATAGGTCCCATAGAAGGAAATTTTTGCGTCAATATCGATTGCTGTAAGGTTTTGAGCAGGTGGAGTTTGTCCTGTGTTTCCTAATGGTACCATAGCGGTTGATAGTGGATTATATCTACGCATGCGAAGTGTTGTACCGCCATTTTTTGGCATAGTTTTCAACATCGCAGGAATCTTGTGAATCATATTCGGAACCGGTACTGACAAAAGTTTGTAACTAAAACTTTGTTGCACCGGTGCCGGTAAAATACTGGTTGTCGTAATTGACATAGTTTTTCCTTAAGTGTGATTTGTGAAATAACATCTTAAAGTTGACGAGGCTTATTGTACGTCGGTGGATTTTTTTGATGTGGCGAGCAATCGATTACGCCGAATGAATTTGTTGAAAGTTACGATCTTTCTGTACGTTGGAAAATATCATAGATGATATCTTATAAATATAACAAGAAAAAAGCGCCCTATTACAGAGCGCTTATATTATTTAAGTTCTTTAAGCATTCGCTTGAATCGAGCACTTGGTCGCATAGAAATTGATTTACGACCGGGAATCGCTAATGGAGTTTTTGTATGTGGATTAACTCCAATTCTATCTTTCCTTTGGATTATTCGACATACACCAAGATATCCAACTGATACGGAACCATTTATCATGAGTTCTTCCATGATTGTTTCCGTAACTGCTTTTACTATAAATTTAGCATCTAAAAGTGTTATATTATATTTTGCTACAATTGCATGTGCAAGCATGATCTGATTCGTTTTCATATTTACTTTCTTCCATAAGATATCGAAATAATGCTCGTGTTATATATCGAGTTAATAATAAATGTCGTCTACCTGCTCTTGTTTTTATTTTATCATAAAGGGTTATTGGTATATCTACTGATAATCTTCTTCTCCATGGTTTCTTGATATTCATATTAAGTTCCTAATCAGTATATAGATTATTTTTTGTACATAAATAAAACATAGTAATTTGTAATATTCAATTTATATATCGTAACGTTGCATCATATGTAAAAACCCTTAATGGAGTAAGAATATGGCAACACAAGTAACAAATATAAATAAAGCATATGGATTACAAAATCCATTACAACATCTATCACCGCAACCGATTATCGCTATGCGTGCACCAACGACAAAAGATTCAGCTGAATATGGGACTCAATGGGTAAATCAATCGGTAACACCACAAACTGTTTATGTATTTACAAATAAACAAACATGGACACAACTTGCTGCTAACAGTGAAAGCGCTTCATTTACATCACTTAACGTATCAGGCGATACAACACTTAACACTCTTGAAACTTCAGGTTTAACAACTGCACAATCATTAACTGTAACAGGTGCAGGATTAACAACTATTACCGGTAACAATACAACTGCCAATGCTACAAATATAGTAGTTAATAACTCACGTATTGGTAAATCAACATTAACAGGTAATTCAATCGTTAATACAGGTGTTTTTACTATTGAACTTCAAAATAGTTTGATTACGGCAACAGGGGGTTTACTTTACAGCGTATCTAACACTAACGTATCGGGTGGCGGAGCATTATTACAAGAGCAAGGTGCTACACAAGCTGCAGGTTCAATAAGTATTGAAGTTATTAATACAGGCGGAACTCTTGGTACAACAGACACAATTACTATTTCATTCATGGTATTAGCTTAAAGGAATTGTATGGGAACTTTTGCAATTAAATTAGCGGTTGAACCATTACGTTTATTAGCTTATAGCAGCATTACTGATGATTACATAGCACTTGGAACTCCATATGTAAATCCTGTACGCATATATCATTTACAAAATTTAACTGATGTTGATTTAGTGTACTCATGGGATGGCGTAACTGATCATGGAGTTGTGGCAGCAGGTAATTTCATACTACTTGATGTAACAGCTAATAAAAGTTTAGACCAAGGTGAATTCATATCTGCAGGATGGTCAACATATATACGCAGTTTTTCAGGTTTAACACCAAGTGTTGGATCTGTATATCTCACCGTATTTTATGGATCAACAATTTAAGGAGTAATCATGTCACAAGCAGGTTCAACCTCAGCAGGATTTTATCCACCGGGAACACTAACGCTTAAATATACACCGGTTTCTACAACTCCATATGTAGTTTTGGATACTGATGAATTTCTTGGTGTTGATACAACAACTTTAGCGATTACTATTTTATTACCTGATAGTGCACTTACAGGACGAGTATGGATTGTTAAAGATAATATTGGTCTAGCTATTACTCATAATATTACAGTAACAACCGTGAGCGGCATTGTACTTATTGACGGGGCAACAACAGTGACCATGAATACGGCATTTGAAGCACTTCAATTCTTATTTAATGGTACTGAATACCTCATATTCTAAGGAGAAAATTATGGCATATGGTAAAAAAAGTCCATTACATATTATTGAAGGTGGAACGAATACACAGTCATTCACCAATGTTTTTGGTGTAACGTACTATGATGGTACGATTCTCAACAACGTTGATCCCGGTTTGGCTAATTATGTTCTTACAAGTAATGGATCATCTGCGCCAAGCTTCAAACCAATTCCAAGTCCATTTTTTGTATGGCATCCACAAACCACGACTCCCGTTACGTTAACCGTTAATGAAGGTTATGTAATGCAGGACGGTTCAAATCTTATAACAGCAACACTTCCTGCAACAGCTGCATTTGGTGATGTCATTGTTATTGAAGGTGCATCTCTTGGATTATGGACAATAGCACAGAACGCAGGGCAAACAATTCATATGGTTGGCACGAGTACAACTCCCGGTGTAACAGGATCTGTCACTTCAACAAGTGCATATGATTCAATTGAATTGCTATGCACAACAGCAAATACAGATTTTAAAGTTCGAAGTTCAATGGGTAATTTAATATTCGTTTAATTTATAAGATTCATAGGATCGATTATGGCAACAATAACAAACAGTATCAGCACTAATAATGTATCATCAGTTCTTCAATCGAACGGTGGGGCGCTTAATATCGCGACGTTAGCAACTCAAACCCCCGTTCAAATTGGTAATTCTACGGGTAACACGAGTGTAAATATTACAACAGGTACACTGGGTCATACTATTGCTACAACCAATGGTGTATTTACTGCAACAACAGGTTCAGGAAATATTAATATTGGTCAATCATCAACAACAGGTAACATTTCTATTGGTAACTCAAGTGGTGGTGCTTTAGTCATGGCATCAAGCGCCGCTTCAAGTATCGCTGTGGCTAATAACACATTTGGTGTCACTACAGGAACAGGAACGTTGTCATTGGGTGCAGATGCAACCGATCATAGTATTGTTATCGGTTCAGCAACAGGTGTTAACGCAATGACATTGAATGTTGGTTCAGGTTCATTGAATATTCCAAGTTTTAGTTCATATGGTGCATTAGTTACGACAACTGCAGGCGTCATATCGGATGCTGCATCTACAAATGGTTATGTATTAACAGGTAATTCCGGCTCTGCTCCTTCATTTCAAGCACTACCTGTTGCATTAACACCTTTTATTAATGTTACCGGTTCAACTCAGGCTATGGCAGTCAATACAGGTTATGTATCAAACGA